GTTTTCAAAAAGTCCTGGTGTAAAACCAAACTTATCTGATAAAGCATCTAATTCTGCTTTGTCTTTTGATCGAGCAATAGCTCTTCTCATTCCAGGAAAACCTCCTGCTGTTTTAAAATTTTCATCCCAGTCACCACTTACAGAAAAACCTTCTGGCATTTGATCTTGTTTAGCTTTAGTTCCAATACCTAATAATGGTAATGCACTTGCTGCACCTATACCAAGTTTAGCAAGACTCAAACCACCACCTTCTTTTTCAAATAATTTTTTTCCAATGTCCTTAGCTAAAGTAGAGCCACTCATCATATTTCTTAAAGCACCTATTCCACTTCCTTTACCAAACCAACCAGCGGTATCTGCGGTTCTACCCAAAGTACCCCAGGCTCCAGTACCTATTGGTGCTCCAGCAAGTAACGCTCCAATTCCTATTTTACCTATTGGACTTTTAATTAATTTTTTTGCACCCTTAGCAATTTTTTTAAAAGGCTTTGTAATTTTTTTAAAGAAACTTCCGAAACCATAAGCTCTTCTTCCTGAATCACTATCCATGATACCACCATAAGCTGCGGGTTCTCTCATCATCATTTCTTCTTCCATCCCCATCTCTTCTTGAGGAGCTTGAACACCCATCTTGCTAGCTTCGTAAACCATTTGATACCATTCTTCAAATGACATAATAGGTTGATCTATTTCTTTTTGTTCAAATACATATTGCATGTACTCTTCTTTTAATTGAGCCAGCATTTGCTGCTGTCTCGGATCTTGAGGACCTTCATTTCCTTCATATTTTATAGAAGGGGCGCCTGTTTCTAATGTGTCTGTAAATTTTTCTTCTTCAAATAATGCCATAATTTTGTCTAGTTTTAATGTTAAAAGCAGGCGTATATTTCCTGATCTTATACTTTACTTTGTTTTTGCAAACAAATCAAGTGCTGGCATGATGACTTTAACATCTCTTCGAATGTCTTTTTCATCAATACCCTTTGCTTTCCATTCCTCTTCTGTTTGATATGTTTCTCCTGTTTTGATATTAGAAATAGTAGTTATTATTTCGTCTGGTTCTATTGTTCTCATTATGTTGTTACCTCTTTCTTGATGTTTAGATAGCTGACAGCAAAGTCAAATGAGTCTGCGCTACCTGCTTTAATTGTAAGGGTTTTTCCACCCTCAACTATTAACGGTTGGGTTAATAATTCTTTAGTAGTATCCGCAGTTAAAGCTGCTGATTTAATGGCTGTAATAGCGTTATTAGTAACAATAGGACTAGGTGTACCAGCCGAAGTTACTAAAATAGATTTAATAACATATGTTTCACTCACTAAAGGATTACCACTACCAAAAGGATTTAACTCCCCATTACTAGTGTCATTATCTATTCCTACAAATTTATATTGGTTTACTACTGCCATTAATATAAAAAGAAACTTCTAGCTTCTATCTCCTGTTTAAGTTCTTCTTGAAATGTAGTGTTAAGTTTCTCCAACACTGCATCTAAATCTCTAACTAAAGATTGAGCTACATCTTCTCTGTATTGTTCACTGGCTCGGGTTAATGATTGTACTATTTTGGCCATAGACTTATGATGCCTCCTTCGGCTTTTCTATGAGGCCCATAATCTCGACCACTACTGCTTGATGCAGCTGGTTGATTAAACCTTCCACCAGGTCCATGTGCTACATTTCCGTGATGTTTGGCTTTTGGCGCTGCTGCAAATCTTCCTCCTTCTCCATGTGCTATATCTCCGTGATGTTTTGTAATTGGTGTGTAGGTTTGAGCACCACCGTCATGAGTCATTTTAGAAGTAATCAAGTTTGCATCCCTGTGTTTTCTTCTAGTGTCCTCTCGGTTAGCACGCCAATTCGTAGCTTTTTGCTTAGCTGCAGCTAAAGTTTTTAATCTATTTAATTGAGTACTACCCATTTGATCTAAACCATATTTGTCTATTTCCTCTTGAGTAATTATTCCATCAGCCATAACCTCTGCAAAATTACGTTTTTGTCCAAGTTTACTATTCATAAATTTATCAGCTTGTTCTATTACATCGTAGTTACCAAACAAAGATCTAACATTTTTTCCAAAAGGATCTTTGTTTCCAAAATCATGTCCACCATACATATCTGAAAACATTTGTTTTTGAAATTTTTCATAAGGATTGTCGGGTCTAATATTTCCCAGCATTGATCCTAGAAATGGAATACCCGTAGCCATTCCCATAATGTTTCCCATTAATGCACCACCTTTATTTTTAGCTCCTGTAAATATATTACCCATTTGATTTTTAAGTCCTGTTATTCCTTGACCGGCTTTATTAAACATTTTGTTATACCAAGATAGTTGTTGAGGGCTTACATTAAAATCTCCTTCCCTATAAGTTTGATCAATGTCTTGACCAAAATTATAGTCTGGTTTAATTCTTGGGTAAGAAAACATTTCGTTCATTCCTATTGTATCAGTACCCCTAGGAAGTTGACCATATGTATTCATTTCATCCATTCCTATTATATCAGTCCCACGAGGATGCTGATAATTATAAGTACCCATATCAGGAGGTATAACACTTCCTGTTGGTGGGTGAATTGGATTTGTATTAAAAGGAAACACTTGATTACCTTGTTGGTATCCTACTCTAGCAATACCACCACTTGCATAATCTCTTTCCCATCTCTTTGCGATCTCGGGTAAGTTAGCATGCATATAGCGTCTTTGCTTTTCTGATTTAAACGGCATTTTTTATCTCCGACCTCCTGCATGTACATCTAACCTAAAAGTCCCCATTTTCCAATTAGAATCTACAGCCGTATTAGATATTTTAACAGCCACCGATCGACCTCGAGCTCTACAGGATTGATAATTGGTGCTTGAAGTAATAGCAAAAGGGCCTAAACTCGAGCTAGCAGCTGTTTGATTAGGAAAATTTCTTAAATCTAATTCAACATTCGTAGTTCCAGTTTGACTAATAAAGTCAGGTAAAAATCGGCTTACTCTCATAATAAATTCTCCATCTCCCCTAAAAGTAATTCCTCGTTGTTGGTCTTGTGTAATATCAAAATCTCCAGATAATATATTAGCAGGAACAGCATAAGTAGTTCCTCCTTTAACATAATTTACCCCTGTTTCATGCTCATAATAAATAGTAGTTCCATCAGTATTTCCAGTTACATCAAAAGATGTATCTGCGTCGGCATCATAATAAGTTGCATGTGGTAAACCAAATATGGCTGAATCAATCCAAGTTGTTCTTGGAAAAATAGAACTTGCATTTGTAAACCAAATAGGTCTCTCTTGTGTGGAATCAAGATAACTATAAAACACGCATCTGTTATTAATATTGGAATCTGATGTTGGATAGAACCACATTACTTCTCCAAACAAATTATTAATTCCACAATAAATCATTTGATTAGAAGTGGTATTTAAATTATCATAAACATAGTCTTCCACTAAACAATCCATCGATTCTAGTTTACCAGTAAATCTAAAGAAACCATTATCAGACATCCAGTACGCAGCACCATCAACTTCTACGGCTGCATTCTTACCAATCAATCCACAGTTTGTGCCTACTTGTTCATATGCAAAGGTAAAAGGAGTTCCTACAAATCTCATAGTAAATAATGAAGTATCGGTCCATACATAAATTGCATTTCTACCGAGCTTAGCTCCCATGATCCGTGAGCCGGCAGCCAGTCTTTGTGTGCCAGCACTATTGAGTGCGGTAGGTGCCCAGTCAGTTATATCCTCTTGAGAAGAGAATCTTATAAACATATCATCTTGACTTGATGTTGTTCCAATCGTAGTTTCTGTTCCTAATAAAACTAAGTGCCGATCCGGAGTAGAGACTAACATATCTCTAGACGCGGTTGGTGCACCACTGACAATAGTTGCTCTTGTGTCTACAGCATTAGTTAAATCTGCATCCCATTCAAATACAGCACTATTACAAATTAAAGCAATAAGGTTTGATCCTAAGTTATCCAAGGACCATAAACCAGGTTCTGCAACTTTGTCCGTAGTTGCTGCAGCTTGACCCCATCCAGCATAGTCACTATAGTCAGTAACCGTTGCTCCATCCGAGTGAGCAGCTCGTGTTGTTCCTCTGGCCGCTCTACTAATTCCTGTTAGATCACTTCCTGAAACTCCTGTGTAAGAAATTTCTTCTGTGCCTACTTGAATATAATTTGTACCTGTTGTTGGAAATCCTGTAACTGAATCTAGAGTAATGCTTGTTCCTGATCCGCCAGTTCCATAAACATTATCTCCTAAGGCTCCGTCTAAAGTTGTTGTTTGAGGATTGGTTACGGTACCACCAAACTGAGAAATACCCCATCCATATACTCCAACTTGTTCAGCTGGACCTACGTGGTAATATCTATAATAAGTTATGTCTCCAGAAGTTGTGGCTCCTGAGTCAGTTTCCGTGGCTCCTGCTTCAAATGTAAGAGTAGTTGTAGTAGGGACCGAAGCGACCATAAATTTTTTATCGCAAAAAGTAGCAGCATTAAAAACAGAGTCGGTAATAGAACTAAAAGTAGAAGAATCCCCAAATAAAATTATATCTCCTGCTTTAAAATTATGAGCAGTTGAAAAAGTTAAAGTAACAGTTGCATCCCCATTAGTTGTACTAAATGCATTTGTGATTGCTGTGCCTGAGGGATTAACTAAAGGATGAATATCATAATAAACTCCTCCAGAATAAACATATAAAATTCTAGTCGTTCCTATAATAGCGTATTTAATACCTTCTTTATTAACCATTTGGTGAAGTTGTCTAGCTGGTCCTGTTAAGGCTTTGTCTCCTAATTGAGACCATCCTCCAATTTTTTCTGGAGTTCCATATCTAAAACGCACATTTTCACCTTCTTGCCACTGAGCTTCTGCTCCCGTAGGTGTGACTTGTTTATTAAACCCGGGTAAAAAACCTATTTTTTGTAACATAAAAAACCTTTGAAATATCTAATTTATCTTATATATTAAATAAATATAGAATGAAAGACACAAAATGAAGAAAATATTAGGCATAAATACTTCCCATAATTGTTCTTTTGCTTATTTTGAAGATGGTATTTTAAAAGAATATTATGAAGAAGACCGGTTTAATAAAATTAAAAATTTTATACCTCCAATAGATCGTTTTAATACAAACCCATACCAGTATAAAGTTTTAAAAAAATTTAAAGATATTATATTTGATGGAGTCGTGATTGCTACATACGGTAGAGAAGAACTATTACTGGAAAAAAATATTATAGATAATATTTTAAAACAAGTTAAGTTTAAAAAATTTTTATTTTTAAATCATGAACATCACGTACTGCATGCTAGCTGTGGTTATTATTTTAGTAAATTTAAAGAAGCTACAGCTGTAGTAACAGACGGAGGAGGAGAAAGATATTTTTCTAGATTCCAAACAATGGAATCTATATTTAGCATTAATAAAAATAAAATTAAATGTCATTACAAACACGCTTCAAATGTACGTTTAGATCATTTTAATAACTTTGTATATGCGGAAAAAACCGATAAAAAAGATGGGGCGGATATAAAAGTTTCTAATAAAAGTATAGGTGGACATAAATATACTATCTTCCGAGAAAAAGCAGGTTTTAAAGATTTTGAAGAAGGACAGCTTATGGGTATGGCAGCTTATAAAAATAAAAAAACAAATCTAAATAAAGATATATTAGAAATTGCACACAAAGCACAAGAAGAAACTTTACAGGAAAGAATAGAATTAATTGAAAAAGCATTAACCTATAGCGACTGTAAAAATATTATATTATCTGGAGGCTATCATTTAAACTGCAGTAATAATTTTAAACTTGTAAAACACTTTCCAAAATTAAATTTTTTTATAGACCCCATACCCTATGATGGAGGAACTGCTGTGGGAGCTGTTGTATATTATGAAAATTATTTATAAAAAAGAAGAAGCTGTTGATCTACTATTACAACAAAAATTAGTTGTTATATTTCAAAACCATTCTGAATGGGGAGCGCGTGCTTTAGGTAATCGTTCTATGTTATTTGATCCAAGAAATAAAAATGCAAAAGAAATAGTTAATAAAGTAAAAGGAAGACAATGGTGGAGGCCTACAGCAGCTACTATACTTTATGAATATAGAAATGATTATTTAGACATGCATGGTTTAGATGAATCTCCAAACATGTCATTTGCAATTGATGCTAAACAGAAAGCAATTGATGAAGTGCCAGCATGTGTGCATGCTGATAATACATGTAGATTTCAAACTTTAAAGAAAGAACAGAATCCACATTATTATGATCTTATAAAATTATTTTATGATAAAACAAGAGTTCCTATATTACTTAATACGTCTTTTAATTTAAAAGGATATCCAATAGTTGAAACTTTTGATGATGCTTTATTAACTTTACAAAACATAAATATAAGCTATATATATAAAATATAAAGAAAGATTATGGATCATTTAGAAACCATTGTTGAAATAAAAAATATAATTTGTCCTGAATTTATAGATAAAATTATACCTTTAACTAATCATAAAGCTAAAGAACATTTAAAAGTTAGGAACGGTCTACATAAAGACATAAGAGATGTAAAAGGTTATCAATTAAATTTTGATACACCCACAAATTTATTTTATTGGAATTATATAAAAACAGAAATAGAAAGAATATATATTCTTTACAAAGCAAAATTTCCTACAATGATGAGTTCTAAAATTAATCAAATTGATTTATTAAAATATTCACCTGGACAAAAGTATGAGGTACACACAGATCATTATAATACTTCACCTAGACATTTAAGTATTATTATGAATTTAAATGATGACTATGAAGGTGGCGATTTAATTTTTACAGACCAAAGCAAAAAAGAAATTAAAAGATTAAAACTTGGTAAAGGTTCAATTGTATTTTTTCCAAGTAATTTTATGTACCCTCATGGTATTCAACCGATTACGAAAGGGACAAGATATAGTATAGTTTCATGGTTACAGTAAATGATAGAAAATATAGAAAATTTTAAAAAACAATTTTATTCTATAAAAAGATTAGGAATAGATTTAAGTGATGGGGGAGGTCCATTTGGTTTTGATATTCACAAAGCATATGACGTTTGTACTATTATAGATAACACAACTATAGATTTAATTATTGAAACGGGTTGTAATACAGGAGATACCACAGAATTTTTAGCAGTCAGATATCCTGATATAAAAATTATTGTGTGTGATACAAATCCTGTTTACGTTAATTTGGCTGAAATGAGATTGAAACAATATAAAAATGTAGAAATTTATGAAGTATCTAGTGAATATTTAGTAAATAAAGTTAATCAAGAAAAAAATACTTTATTTTATTTAGATGCACATTGGGGTAATTATCACCCTTTGGAGGATGAATTAAAAAATATTCAAAAAGGATATGTAATAGTTGATGATTTTAATATTGGCTGTTCTAATTTTGGATTTGATGTGTACAAAAAAATAATAGATATTAATATTTTAAAACCATACACAGACGAGGCTTACATAAATAATCCTTTTTTTAAATATCCTTTTCCTAATCATCAAGTAGATAGAAAAGCAGGTAGAGCTTTTTTTCAAAAAGGTTATGATTCAAAAATTTTTCAATTAGACAATTATAAGAAAATATTAAATGCCTTTAAATCTGAAAAACAAGGGAGAGTATAGTTTTATGGCTGCAGTAAATTATAAACTTATTAAAGGTTTCTTTTCTAGAGAAGAATTAGAAATACTTCAAAAATATTGTTATAACAGATTAGACTTAAATAAAGACTATCAATTAGATTGGCAGTCTTTTTCTCCAGGATGGTTGAACGATCCTTTAATGACAAGTTTTTTAGATACAAAATTACCTTTAGTAGAAGAAAAATCTAATTTAAAATTATTTCAAACCTATGCTTATTGGAGATATTATGTGTTCGGTGCAAATTTAAAAAAACATACAGATAAACCTGCGTGTGAAATCTCTGTCACAGCATGTATTAAAAAATATGACAATTGGCCTATTACTGTTGAAAAAACTTCTTTTGAATTAGAAGAAGGTGATGCAGTTTTATATGCCGGTTATGATCACGAGCATGGGCGACCTGGTATATATAAAGGTGAAGGTCTGGCTCAAGTATTCTTTCACTATGTAAATAAAAATGGACCTTATACACATCATAAATATGATCAGTTTGATAGACAAAAATAATAAATTAAAGGAAACTAGAAATAGTTTAAATGTTAGTTATACTAGACATGTTAATATTATATTTGGTACCTATGCTTACCCAGAAATTATAAATAATTTTTTAATTAATATTAAAAATAATTTAAGCGATAAAATGGAAAATTATACTAATGTAAAAGGAGGAATGACCGACTGGAATTATTTTATAGATAAACCTGATTTTATTAATTTTATAAGTTATTTAATAAATACACATCAAACAACACATCCTGGTATATTTCAACATTTCTTACAAAAACAAACTATTGAATCAGCTTGGGGCAATGAAATAAAAAAAGGTGATAGTTTAAATTACCACACACATCACTGTTTACATGGCGTTTTATATTTAACAAAAGGATGTGATTTAATATTACCTGAATTAAATTTAAAAATAACCCCTGAACCAGGAGATTATTATATATTTCCACCGGAAATATTTCATGGTTTTGATGTATATAATGGGGAAAAAAATAGATATAGTTTAATATTTAATATGAAAGAAAAAAATCATTTTGAATACTCAAAAAAAATAGAAGGACTCAATGGAAAAAACAGTTAATATAAATAATCATATAGGTACGTATGATAATTACATTACAAAAGAAGAATGTAATAACGCAATTAAATTGTATGAAGATCAAAATAAATTTAATAAGACAGTAAATAGAATAGCTGCAGAACAGTCATCTATTTTACAAAAACAAGATCAACAATTTTTTGCAGGCCCCCATAATTTAAATGTATGGTGGGAACAATTAAAGTCCGTGATTTTAAATTTTGAGGTAGCTTGGAAGCATTACGCAGAAAATACTGGAGCACAGGAGGCTTATGGAGTCCCATTTTATTTTACATCTTTAAAAATTCAAAAAACGTTACCAACAGAAGGTTATCATGTTTGGCATATTGAACATCAAAAAGGTTATCATTATGAACCTCGTGCTTTTGTTTTTTCTATATATTTAAATGATGTAGAAGAAGGGGGAGAAACAGAATTTTTACATTTTTCAAAAAGAGTAAAACCTAAAACAGGTAGGATAGTTATTTGGCCTGCAGCTTTTCCTTATTTACATAGAGGTAATCCACCACTTTCTGGTGAAAAATATATTTTAACTTCTTGGATGATGTTAAGATAATATTAAAAGTAATTTATATTTATATTAAATCTGCATTTTTCATCAGTACAATTTGTGCTTTGATGAGGAGTACTTGAATCAAATAATAGTATTTGATTTTCGATAGAGGGTATAAATTTGTCACCTATGTAGGTTCCTCCGTCACAAGTATTTAAATAATAAATAGCCCCTTTATGGTTAAAATTAAAATCACGATGTTTATCATATTTTATTAATTTCTCACTTTTTGGAAAACAATTAACTTTAGCTCTTATTAAAGATAAAATGTTTAATTTATTTATGATGGGTTTAATTAAATTAAAATAATTACCTACTGGTAAATTTTCATTATAAAATGCATGATAAAAATAAAAATTTTTATTGTCATTTTCATGACCAACTTGATTTGAAAAAAAATAAGGGAAACTATTTCCCATAACAATATTTTTTATTAAATTAAATTCTTCGTTTTTTAAAAAATTTTTTATAACTTTCATTCAATATTTTTTTCAACTTAAAATGATGTCGAAATAATTAAGAAGTATATGAAGTAGGTCTTGCACCTTTTTCAGATTCATCTCTACTGTCGGCATCCCAATCGGCTTGTAATTTAGCTAAATGAGTAGCATCCCATCTAGATGAAAATTGACTAATGTCCCCAATATTAGCATCAGCATAGGATGAATGAGGGGTATCATCTCTGTATTCTACTTCATCTGAAGTAACAGATGTGCCATATTGGATAGCCCACATATTAGAAAACTTAGAATCAGACCAAAAAGAATCATCAGATATAACATATGAAACACCTTCATCAGCGCCTTCTGCATAATTTTTAATGACCATTTTATCGTCAAATACTATTGTCCAGGTTGCGTTAGTTGCCATTTGTTTTCTCCTTAAGTTTTAATTACGTACATTATAGTTAAATACGGTTGTAATACTGAAGTAGCATCACCTGCAAAGGTTGCACTCATGTTGTGAGAGTGACCTTGACCAGAACCAGCAGTACCCGAATTACCTGGTGCTGCCATAGATAGTGGGTTACCTTGTGCCGGAATTGTTCCGCTCCAAATTGCTGAAGGGTGACCATGAGAAGCAAGTTGTGCTGTCGTTAGAGTTGCATTCGCTGTTGAACCTCCAACGTTTCCAGTAGAAGTAACTGTGTTTGCCCCACCAGTTGAAGCTAAAGCTTTTCCTGGAGATTTTCCAACCGCTACGTTATTTTGTAAATCAGGTAAATTAAAAGTTGATGCGCCATCACCAGCTCCATAAGTCGTACTTATAATTGCAAATAATGCAGAGTAAGTTGATCTTGAAACTGCTGCTCCAGCACATTCTAAGAAACCTGTTGGCACTGACCCAGTAGACCATGGAATAATAGTTGCCGTAGGAATTCCTTCGATACCTGTAAGGTCTGAACCATCAAAATTATATTTAGTTGCTTCGTAATTTGCCATATTATTTCTCCGTGTAAGTCCATCCTACATTTGAACCAGAATAAACCAATCCAAATGCTGCACCCTCAGTATTAACTACTAAATCGGCGCTTGTGTTTGCTATTTTAGAACTATTTCTTCCAACAGTCAATGCGTTAGAATCAAATGTATATCTTGAATCTACAAAATTTACTATATCACCATCTGCTGGAGAGGCTGGAAGCGTTACCGTAACTGCTCCACCATTTGTGTCTACAAAAAGTTGGGCACCTGATTGAACGGTTTCTGATGCAGTTATAGTTCTCCAATTTCTAGTTTCAAGGTCTTTAACCATGTTAGTTCCATCAGAGTGACAGATATAATTATTGCCTTCGCATAATAAAAAACCATTAGCGCTCGTAACTTTAAAAGTTAAAGTATATCCTGCGTGATCAGTTCCATCTATTACGTTAAAAACTTTTTCTATACTTGCTGGAAAATTTACTGTTCTGTTTGCCGCAAGAGTTCCAGTCAACTTTAGGGTCATATTTCTTGCATTAGAAATAGTTGCATCAGTCATAACAAGAGTAACATCACCAGATGCTACATCTATTGCTTGATAACCTGCAACAGATTGTTGAATTAAGTTTAAATTAGTATTAGTTTTTGTTCCCCATGTACCAGCGTTTTCACCGGTAGCCATAAGTTCTAGTTTGAGATCTGATGAATAAGTTGATGCCATAATTTATCTCCTGCTTAATTAATCATTTTTATTTGGTTTTTTATATAATGTCAATAATATATATTATGGTGGTGTAACTTTACTCCAACTACCGCCTTGTGTGGCTGTTTTTTCACTCCAACTACCACCTTGTGTAGGAGTGACTTTTTGCCATGCTATTGGACCACCAATTTGACCTAAAGTAACAGTTGCAGATAAACCTGTCAATCCTATGGACATTTCTGTAGGAGAAATAGCTCCAACTCCTGTAGTTCCAACTCCTGCAGTTGATAATCCTATAGTCATTGCTGTAGGAGAAATAGAACCCACTGAAGATGTTGCTCCAATTCCTGTAAGAGGAACTAATTGAGTTTGGGTTATGGTAGGTGTACCAATGCTTATAGTAGCACTAACGCCTGTTAATCCCATTACGTCAGCAGGAGAAATAGCACCCACTGAAGCCGTAGCACCAATACCTGTTAAAGGTAGTACAATTATAGGACCAATCGAACCTACAGAAATAGTTGCTGAAACCCCTGTTAATCCCACTACATCGGCTGGTGCAATAGCACCGACTGAAGTTGTAGCACTAACGCCTGTTAATCCCATTACATCGGCTGGTGCAATAGCCCCTACCGAAGCGGTTGCACTTAATCCTGCTGGTTGAACTAATTTGTTAAATGAATCTCCATATGGTTCTTCGCCCCAACCATTTCTACCCCAACCAACTAAAGTTCCGGCATTATCAAAGTCCCCAAGTTGTGAGGTCATTTGACTTGGTGCTGTTAATGATGCAATTGAAGTTAAATCTAAAGTTAAAGATCCTAATGAAGAAGTAAGACCAGAAGGAGCAGTAAGTTCTGCTGTAATAATTTGAGAAGCTGTAATACTACCAACGTTACTTGTTGCACCGAGTCCAGATAATTGAACTGCATATTCTACACCCCAACCAGAGTTTCCCCATTCTTGTCGTCCCCAACCCTCTTCATTGAAAGCTGTGACTGAACCTACCGAAGCTGTTGTTGATTGACCAGTTAATGATTGTGTAATAGTGTTAGATGCCCAAGCGTTTTGGCCCCACGCTACTGAAGGACTATCACCACCCCAAATTGATGCCATAAGGAGGCCCTCCTTATGCTATCCTGATTATCGCTGTAGTTGCTGCTGCTGCAGGAAACTGAATTGTAAAAGTTCCAGAAGAAACTGTTTTATCTCCACCAAAAGCTACTGCACAAACCGCTCCGTCCGTGGCATGTGAATCATTAAAAATTAAACATCCATTAGCTGTGAACGAAGCTGATGTCCAAGAGACATCTGCAAAATCACAAACCGCTGTCGAAGAATCTAAAGTAGGTGTAACACTTGTTAATGCTTTTCCTTTTGCAGAATAAGCAGTTCCGGAAGTGTTGGTTATTTCTTCAGTTGCCGAATAAGCTGTTGTACTCGCTCCCAAAGTCGCTGAACTTGTGTATAAAGCTAAATTAAAAGTGTTTCCAGTAGAAGCTGTAAAATTATGTTCCGCTTCTAATATTTCTTGTTTAAAACTATTACAAATTGCCGATGTTATTGCCATAATGTTTATCTCCTAGTTACTGAGGCGGTGATTCGATCGGTATACGAACAGTACCATCTGTGTAATCGTCTCTTCTCCGTCTCCCAATTTGCACACTTGCAAATTTACTTAGTTCTTGTTTATACTTTTGTTCATATAATGTCAACATATCTTGAGGACCTTTTAAAAATCCATAAGCTTCCACCAGGGAAGCATAAAGTAGCCCTTGTGGGAAGTATTTACTTATATAAGTCCCAGAAGTATTAGTCCCTAATCCTGTTGGCACTATATTTCCATGTATATTTATTAAATAATTAGCATCAGGTGTAGGAGCCATTATAATATTTCCTGAAGTAGTTGAGGCAGTTCCAGTCGCTCCCCCAAACATAGCATAATACTTAGGTAACCCTGTAGTATCTTGCCCTGTAGATCCACCTTCAGGACCAGTTAATTCTCCCACATATTCACTTATAAAAGTTCTGTCTCTTTTTTGAAGCCAATATGTTCTACCTGTTCTCGAAGAAGTAGAATTAAAAACTTCAACACCTCTTACAAAAACCATACCTGCAGGAACTCTAACAGTTTGAACATCTGCAGCTAGTGTTCCTTCATATTCAACTCTATCTGAATCCATAGGAACATCATAAAAAATTCTATATTCTGCATTTTCTATAAATTTGCCTAGAGTAGCACCACTGAAAACAGTACTGTCTACTTCAGTATAACTTCTAATGTCAGCTTCTAATTCTGAGAGTGTATATCCAGCCATAATTATTCTTTAACATTAATTGGTCCAATTGTACATTGAAAACCACCACCGTTAGCCGAGCTACTTGCGTTTGAAACAAGGGGCACCGTTAACGAATTATATTGAGTTTCTGTTGAGGGTTGACCTACTGTATTAACTGTTGTTGCAACTGCTGTTGCTAAATAAGAACCAA